CCCATGTAAAAGTTTGAAACCATGATTCATGACTAACAATATTTGCAATGGATAATGGATCCACATTGCTTGATGTTCCGGAAATTCTTGGATCTATGGACATCTCCTGTTTGTCATCAACAGTCAACCGTTCTGATGCATCTGGCACTGTGGTTAGCGCCATTGATGAAAACGGTTTAGGTTTCAATGGTTCAGGTGCCTTGGTTAAAGGTGGTCTACTCATACCAAACAACTTGGCCATAGCTGCAGTTCCTGTCGCCATAGCTGCGGTTGCATTAGCATAAGGGCCTATATACGGGACTTTACCCATCGCTGCAGCCATGCCTGCCACTTTTGTTGCTGGGCCAGAAACGACTCCTTCCTTATTGGCTTCGTCAATCTCTCCCATTTGTGGTTGCAAGGCTGATGTATCAATACTAGTGATGCCTGACAATTGAACATCCTTCATCCAAGCAAATGTAGTAACAGTCACAACGTCTGTACCATCATTAGCGTGTTTTAAAGGATTTATAGTACGAATCAAAATATTACCAAGATTGATCCACTCTCTCACAGTTACATTCACTGAATCCCTGTGATAGAAGAATGGAACCTCCATATAACCACCAGTAGAATCTGATGGATCAATAAAAATCTTAGGTAAATTAGTTATACGCACTAAAGTATCTCTGTCTAAAGCTGCATAATTGTTCACATCGTCATACCTATGCAAAGGCTGATATGCAGCAATGGCCCGTCCAAAATGAAATGGTGTACCACTAACAACAATTTTGAAACACAGTGTTCCTCGAAACATCTTATAATTGTTAATACGATTTACAATCACAGGGTGTTCCAAGTAGTCGTCCCAAGGATTGACATCTGCAAACAAATTACCTCCCACAGGCCAATTGTAAGCATTTAGCTTCAAAGGCCTAGAAAAGAAGTCTTCAAATTTCGCAAATGTTTCATCCTTGGCACTACGCACATCATCTACAGCTGATGGAATAATAACTGAGTGTCCCTCCTTATCATCTGCAAATACAAATTGTTGTTGTCGCGTGATGGACTTGACGTCACCAGCTGATGATGGTTGGTCCAACACACCCATATGTGCCTCCAAATTTGCAAATCTAGGAGGCAACAAAATACTAGTATTGGCCTCACTACGCACATTACATGCCGGGTAAAACAAACCAGTCTCATCCATATCCATGGACCATACGACGGACTTAGCCACCTCATCCGACATTTCAGGGACAAGATCTGCTATAACCCTAGTGAAGAATCTCCCATGGTTTTCAAATTCTCCATGGAAATTTCCAATACTAACGCGACTCTTAAGCAATTCCGTGATAGACGCACTCAACTCCATCTCTAGGAATTGAAGCGTCTTTTCACGCAACTGCCAAAAATACGCACGAAAAGCATCACACCAACCTGTGGTGTGAAACTCATAGTAATGCATCAAATGATCAAGATGTAAAACTCTATAACGTCCAAAAACGCCAGAGGGCCTACCACTGATCACATAATACTTACCTTCAAAACAGATGACATCTACTGGTTCGCCAGCAACAAATAATTTATTACGGCCACAATATATGTCATATTTCATTTCAACATTTACACTCGAATCCGAAATGGAAAAATCCGAGCTACTTTCTTGATTTGTGTTTCCGAGTCGTTTATCGAACTGTGCTTAAACTCATACACACAGTTAGGGTCCCCTTTAAGATATATAAATCTCAAAATATTTTGCAAAGCCTATACAGATAAATCGGGTCGTCGATCTGTATGGTAACCAAATACAAAATAGTTCACTTCAACTGTACGCTGGAACCCCAGGGAACAACCGGGGCGGCATTTAAGGCTGCTCCGCACCTAAATATGACTTCCTCCATTTCCCTACCATATCGTCATACGTACAATCCAGCATTGTACACATATGGTAAATTCCTGCCTTTCGCGCAACTTGAATCATCTCTTTGCGCCGCTTTTCGTAAACATCTTCACCGTGGCTAAACCACTCACGTAAAGATCCATCTATGTTCATTGCACTACATTCATTTTCCGTTAACGGGTGACCCTGCGGATATAAATGCATATGTAAAGATTTAAAGATGGACTTGTCAACTAAAGCGCCCAGATGCACGCCCAATTTGGGATGATGCACTGATTTGCGTTTTAAAAATTCAAATTCTTCAAATGGCAAGAAATCAGTCAATTTACTACCTTTATCTGGCATAGTATAAATTTGACCGTACTGCCCCAAAAATTCAGACAAATTCTTGATCGTAAAATTGTGTTCTTCAGGATGAACAGAGCCAATATTATCGTCCCCATATGTGATAACATTGATTCTCTCCCTAAATGGTGGTGGATTCTCATGTACATTGTAATAAAAACAACGCATTCCCAAACTACCAACAATGCCGTTCAATACAACTGTAAGAGAATTCCCACTAATGTGAGATCCTCTTGTAAGTCCAATTAAAACACCATCGTAAGCAATAACGGAATAAACAATATCACCGACCATTGCACGCATAACGTTCAGGTCTTCTTCTGAATAATTGCACTCCGCTGCTAGATCAATCAAGATACGCAACGATGCAATTAATAATTGTGATGGAATTTTCTGGTCGTAACTACCATAATCTCCACCAACAATTCTCTCTTTACCATATTTAAGAACATGTGTATGCATTTCCTCCCACTCTGGACCATGACAGTTTATTCCAACTGCACATTCAGAAACAAGAGGATTCATTTGCAATACTCTCAAAATTGGTAAATAATATTTTCTGATTAAATAAGTCAATGAAATAGCATTTCCGTAAAAGATGCGACATTTCTCTTTTGCCAATATTTCATCTTTCTTGCAAGCTTTTGCAATT